CATGGCAAGACGCTGTGATGGCAAGCAATCAAAAATATTTTGATCCCCCTTTACCATTTAAAGAAGTTAATGATCTCATAGGATCATTAAACAAAAGAGGTTATGACAAATACAGATGTAAAGATCAACCAATCTGTGGCGTATGTAATCCTGCAAAGTGTAGGACTAAAAAGTTTGGTGTAGGCTATGACGAGGAACAAATGTCGCCGCTAAAAGATTTACAGAAGTATTGTTCTGAACCAGCAACGTGGATGCTTACTGTTGGTGACAAACGCGTACAATTAAAAAGTGAACAGTTACACAATCCTAATTTATTTGCTGTTGCAGTTATGGAGCAGGCAAATCTAGTAGTACCTATTCTTAAAGGTAAAGACTGGCGCGAGGTATATTTGAAACCTTTATTTGCTGGTGAGGTTGCAGAGATAGAACCATTAGAATCATTACAACCTAAAAAAGAATTACGACAGTTGTTATTACAATACACAATGAATAGAACCAGGACTACTAAAATAGAAGAGTTGGTCAATGGTAAATGTTATGTGAATACAGAGGAGAACCATGCAATGTTTCAGATTAGTTCTTTCTTAAACTTTCTAAAAAAGAATGCGTGGGATATGAATAAAAAAGATACCGGTAAAATACTGCAGGAATTAGATTTGTATGAAGAAGAAGTTAGACCAAAAGTTATGACTAAAGACGGTGAGAAAAGACCTCGTTGTGTTAGAGTTAAACTAGGTGACTTTGAAGATGGTGCAGTTCAAATAGAAACTACTTATGATGAGCAACCATTCTAATGAAAACAATTATACTAGGACCACCAGGAACAGGTAAGACATACGCACTTCTTGAGCTAGTAGAAAAGTGTATTCAGTCTGGTATCAATACTAAAAAGATAGGTTACTTTACGTTTACTAAAGACGCTGCTCGTGTTGCTAAAGAAAGAGCAATGGAAAAGTTTAAATTAGAAGAGGACGAGTTTCCATTTTTTAGAACATTACATTCTTTGGCTTACAATTTAGCTAGTTTAAAAAAAGAACGTGTTGTTGGCACTGCAGACTACAAAGAATTTGGTAGCAAGAATGGTCTTACCATAAAGCGCGCTGCACACAGCAACGCTGATGGATTGTTTGATTCAGATAACGCATATTTAAGCCTAATCAACAAAGCTAGGGTGTCTATGGTCGATGTGATGACGATTTACGACAGAAATGAGCACCTGGTGGACGTAGAGAGGGATGTTTTGTACCTATTAGACCAAGAATACACTAAGTTTAAGCAAGAAAAGGGTATGTATGACTACAATGACATGTTGCAAATGTTCGTTGACAAGAAACTAAGTCCTAATTTTGATGTGTTGTTTATAGATGAAGCACAAGACTTAAGTCCGCTGCAATGGGCTATGGTTCGTGCTATGTGGGACAATTCTGATAAGACTTATATTGCAGGCGACGATGATCAAGCAATATTTAAATGGGCCGGTGCAGACGTAGATCATTTCATTGCACTAAAAGATGAAGTTGATCACATAAAAACTTTAGATAAATCTTACCGTGTGCCACCAGGACCAATTTTTGAATTAGCACAGAGCATACGATCAAGAATTACAAATAAATATAACAAAGAATACAAACCAAAAGATGGACAGTCCGGTGAGCTTAGTTATCACAGCGACATTACAGATGTTGATATGTCAAAAGGTGATTGGTTAGTGTTAGCATCAGCACATCATTTTTTTGAAACTATTGGTGAGCATTGTGAAGACAACGGTTGGTATTATAGAAACTCTAGAGGTAAGAATGCAGCACCAGTAGAACTAGTTCAAGCAATACAACGTTGGGAACGTTGGCGCAAGGGCGGTGAGATAGAAACAATTTTAATTAAAAACATATATAATTATCTGGGAAACAATGTTACTATGGGATATAGAAAGGCGAATACATTAAATAAAGAAGGTAGCTATACACTTGAAGACTGCATCGCGGAACACGGATTAAAAACAAACGCTGTTTGGTATGAAGCATTTAACGAATTGGATAACTATACGGAAAATTATATAAGAGCAATGTTAGCACGTGGAGAAAACATTTTAGAAACCCCTCGCATTATTTTTAAATCAATACATGCAGCTAAAGGTGGTGAAGCACAAAACATTTTATTATTACCTGATGTAACAAAAGCAAGTAAGGAAGCAGAAGAGTATGATCCTGACGAAGCACACAGATTATTTTATGTTGCAGTAACAAGAGCAAAAGAATCATTACATATTATTGAACCGGCAAATTATGAGAGGAGTTATTCTTATGTCTAAAAAATATGATCCAGTAAACTTTCCTGAACACTATAACAAAGGTGGTGTGCAGTGTATTGACGCTATAAAATCCTGCCAAGGTATTGGTTTTAAATACTATTTACAAGGCTCAGCAATCAAGTATATTTGGAGACATGAACATAAAGGTAAGCCTGTTGAAGATTTGGATAAGGCAATTTGGTTTTTGACTAAGTTGAAAAAAGAATATGAATAGACCATTGCAAGTGCCAATGAATTTTAGTCCGGAAACTGAGTGGGTCGTACCACACATGCCAGACTTGACTGAACATTCTGAGATTGCAATCGATTTAGAAACTCGTGATCCTAATCTAATAAGCATGGGTTCTGGTTCGGTACGCAAAGACGGTGAGATAGTTGGTTTTGCAGTAGCCGTAGAAGGTTGGAAAGGATATTTTCCGATAGCACATGAAGGTCAAGGCAACATCGATAGAGCAATTGCTATTGATTGGATGCAAGAAGTTTTAAACACACCTGCAACAAAAGTTTTTCACAATGCAATGTACGATGTATCTTGGTTACGTTCAATGAACTTTACAATCAACGGACGTATTGTTGACACAATGATTGCAGCAAGTTTAGTAAATGAAAATCGTTTTAGTTTTACATTAGATTCTATTTCTAAAGAATACATTGGTCTTGGTAAGAATGAGAATGTCTTAAAAGAAGCAGCGAAACGCTGGGGCGTTGATCCTAAAGCAGAGATGTGGCGATTGCCAGCATTAGTTGTTGGTGAGTATGCAGAACGCGACGCTGAGATAACATTAAAGTTATGGCAAGCAATGAAACATGAAATTACACAACAAGATTTGTGGGACGTATTTAATTTAGAAACAGATTTGTTTCCGTGTTTAGTTGACATGAAGTTTAAAGGTGTGCCAGTTGACCTGGAACGTGCAGATCAAATTAAAAAAGATTTTGTTAAACAAGAAAAAGAATTACTTCAATTAATAAATAAAGAAGCAGGTTTTGAAGTTGAGATATGGGCTGCAGCTTCTATTGCGACAGCGTTTGATAAATTAAAATTACCATACGATAGAACAGATAAAGGTGCACCAAGTTTTACCAAAGGTTTCTTAGCATCGCATCCTGAAGACACTTTAGCGCGACGCATTGCAGAAGCAAGAGAGATAAACAAAGCACATACAACATTCATAGATACAATTATTAAGCACGAACACAACGGCAGAATACACAGTGATATCAATCAGATACGGTCTGATTCAGGTGGCACTGTCACCGGACGATTTAGTTATTCGAATCCAAATTTACAACAAATACCAGCACGACACAAAACGATTGGTCCAATGATTAGATCTATCTTTGTACCGGAACGTAATTGTACCTGGGGTTGTTTTGATTACTCGCAACAAGAACCAAGAATCGTAGTACACTTTTCTAGTTTGTTAAAACTAGAAGGTTCGTCAATGATCGTGGATCAATATAAAAAAGGCGAGGCAGATTTCCATCAGATGATTGCAGACATGGCCGGCATCGAACGGAAGCAAGCGAAAACTATTAACTTAGGATTAATGTATGGCATGGGTAAAAATAAACTGATGGGTGAGTTAGGTTTATTAAAAGACGCTGCTGAAAAACTAATTAAAACTTACAATCAGAAAGCACCGTTTGTAAAAATGTTAACCGAGTCGGTTATGCGTAGAGCAGAAGACAGTGGTAAGATTAGAACTATCGGTGGACGTATTTGTCATTTTGATATGTGGGAGTCAACACAGTTTGGTTTGAATAAACCATTGAAGTATGACGACGCCATCAGGGAGCACGGACCGGGGATGATCAAACGTGCATTTACTTACAAAGCATTAAACAAATTGATTCAAGGTAGTGCTGCTGACATGACTAAGAAATCTATGTTAGCGTTATATAAAGAAGGTATTATACCGCACATACAAATTCATGACGAACTAGATATATCAATCAAAGAACCAGCGGAGGCTGAAAAGATAATTCAGATTATGGAAGACGCTGTTACATTAGAAGTTCCAAACAAGGTAGATTATGAATCGGGTAAAAACTGGGGAGAGATTAAAGGATGAAGTGTTGGAGTTGTAATCACGAATTGATATGGGGCGGTGATCACGACACTGAGTGGGAAGACAACGATGAAGAAGAACATATGATCATGACAAACTTGTCATGTCCTAATTGTACAGCGGTTGTAATTGTCTATCATGGAAACAAGTAAACAACAAAAAGGTATTCGTGCTGAGCTGTTAGCGGCTATAGACTTTCTAGGAAAACCAAATACGCACGTCTATTATGATTTAGGTGGTAAGGGTCCAGCGGACCTGGTTGTCGTGAACAGTGAAACGGGGACCGTGGATTTATATGATG